CATTGCCCAAAGACTCGACGATGCTCGTATGTAGTCGCAGTGGTCTGGCCGCAAAGGGCATTCAAGTCATCAACGCACCGGGCATCATCGACAGTGATTATCGCGATGAAGTCTGTGTGCTGCTTGCCTATATCGCCCCACCCGATTCAGCAGCCGTGATGATCAATCACGGTGATCGCATCGCACAGCTACTCTTTGTACCACCGATGCCACACCCGACATTTGTGCATGTGGGCGATCGCGGCTCCCTTCCGACACGTGAGACCACGCGTCGTGGAGGATTTGGCTCAACAGGAGTCTGATATGGCCTATACAATCAGCGACAACGGATGTCGTCTTATTCAAACGTTTGAGGGGCTCTGTCTGAAATCTTATCGAGACATGGCCAACATTTGGACGATCGGATACGGCAGCACACGCATCAACGGCATACCGGTCGTACAGGGGCAGAATACGACACTTGAGGAAGCGACGAATGCATTCCGTACAGATACGGCATCCATCGGTGTGTTTCTTTCTCAGAGTGTGACCGTGCCGCTGACGCAGAATCAAGTGGATGCGCTGTTCTCGTTCTGCTATAATGTAGGAGTCGGATCATTCTCCCGATCATCATTGCGCAAAACGATTAACGGCAAGAGGGAGGTAATCGAGAAGTTATTCACAGATTGGAATAAAGTACGGGACGCACACTCGAATATCCTCGTACCGGTAGCAGGATTGACGACACGGCGTAAAGCCGAGTATACACTATTCAGTAAACAGGAGTCAGTATGATCGCATTTAGTATTTTTATCGCCGCGCTTGTCGCGTTCATCGGTGGTTTCACGCTCGCCAGTCGTCGTAGTAACAACGAGCGATCATTGGAATTGCAGTTCCAAGGTGTGTATGATGCTGACGCGGACATACGTCGTGAAATCCACGATGCGACCGCCCGCTTCGAGGCCGAGATGGCGCGCCGTGATGCGGTGGTGAGCAGGGGGATTGAGAACATCTATCGGACGCTGGCCGAACTTGATCGTCGCGTCGAAACGATCGAATATCTCAATACGGTCTTGAATCCGAATGAGGTGCAGTAATCATGATAGATTTTTTTGCACTGATTCTCAGCGTTCTGATCTTCGTCCTTGCAGTCTACGGCGGGCAGCAGTTCTATGAAAAGTTCCGCAAGCAGCGTCGGCATACGTACGCATCTGAACCTCAGACGCCGGAAGAAATCGAAGAGTTCTGGCGTGCATTCGCAGAAAACGAATCAACTGCATTTGATGACAATGAGTGGGACAATCACACCGATCATGAGTGGGACAATCACACCGATCATGAGTGGGGCAATCACACCGATCACGACGATGCGGTGCCTGAAGAATCGGTAAAGCCGCGTAAGCGTACGATTAAAAAGATCACGACCAAGAAGCCGCGATCGGCGAAGGAGTAATAATGGCAGACGTTCGACTTGTTCATCTCGCAACGGGAGAAGATGTGATCGGTGCGGTCACCTTCAGCCCCGAAGACAGCACGTATCACATCGAAGAACCGGTGTCGCCGCATATGCAAATGGACCCCGCGACAAGCGGCGTACGTGTCGGTCTGATGCCTCTGCGGCCGTTTGCTGAAGAGACTCCGAAGGTCATCATCTCAGCACTGCACGTGGTCTATGTCACGCCGGTCTCTGATCAGATGCAAAACGCCTATCGTCAGTATCACAGCAGTATTGTTGTGCCGGAATCATCGTCGCTCAGTTCGTTGCTCAAAGGATAAGACTTCGTGATACCATAGATGTATGCGCGAACGATCATTGTTGAAGCCCGAGTTTACCGACACGCTCAGACCTGATCTCCAGTATACATACGTCACGACCATCGGTTCTCGTGTCTACGCACGGGCACGTAGCGCCGATGGTCGTGCGGTATTTGTGGAGTCTCAGTATAAACCCACCTACTATCTGCCTGTAGACGTCTACACCGGTGACGCCTCATATGACGGGCGCCCACTACAAGCTGTCCAGTGCCCATCCATCCGTGATGGCAAAAAGTTCCTCGAAACGCATCCCGACGCATACGGCTCGATTCAGCCCGAGTATATGTTTCTTGCGGACGCGCTCGGTGCCACGGAGATGCAGCCAGATACGGAACGTCTGCATATCTGGAACATCGATATCGAAGTGGATTCCGAAACTGCGTTCGCGCCGCCAGATAATCCATTCAACGAAGTCACGGCGATTACCGTGATGTGGAAGCGCGCCGGTGAATCGGGAACGATTGTCTACGGCACAAAACCCTACATCGCAGACGACACGATCACCTATCACGAGTGTGCGAACGAGGATGATCTGCTCTCGAAGTTTATGAAAGATTGGCGCGGGGGCGGCGACTATCCAGACATCGTGACCGGCTGGAATATTCAGTTCTACGATCTACCCTATCTGGTGAATCGCATGATGCGACTCTGGGGCGGTGTGGAACATGTTCAAGATCTCTCACCGTTCCGTCAATTGACCACGCGTCAGATGTGGATCAATACCCGTGAGCAGATGGTCGTGGACATTCGTGGCGTGACGATCCTCGACTACTACGAACTGTATCGCAAGTTCACATTCACGCAGCAGGAGTCTTACCGACTCGATCACATCGCGCACGTGGAACTGGGCAAGCGGAAGCTGTCCTATGCGGAATATCATTCACTCTCGCGGCTCTATCAGGAGAACTATCAGAAGTTCATTGATTACAATATTCAAGATGTCCAGCTTGTCGCGGATCTCGATGACAAAATGAAGTTGATCGATCTCGTGTGTGCGCTCGCGTACAGTGCGAAGGCGAACTTCACGGATACGTTTAAGCAAGTGCGTTTGTGGGATGTGATGATCTATCACTATCTTCGCGCACAGGGCAAACAGATTCCGCCGCGTAGAAATGTCGAGAAGACCGAGCAGTATGCCGGCGCGTATGTCAAAGATCCCCAAGTCGGGCAGCACGAGTGGGTCTGTTCTTTCGACGTCGCCAGCATGTATCCACACATCATTCGTCAGTGGAATCTCTCACCCGAGACACTGATGGATCGTCGCACAGTCAACAAGTTCACCGTCGATCAGCTTCTGAGTCGGAACATCGATACGCAACTGTTGGTCGGCGAGAGTGCGGGCAACGACAACGCGCTGGCAGCGAATGGTCTTCAGACATCACGGAGTGTGGAGGGGTTTCTGCCCGCCATGCTCAAGAGCTTGTACGACGAGCGTATGTGTTTCAAGAATCTGGCGACAGAGTCGAAGAAGCGGCGCGAGTTGCTCGACAAGTCTGATCCGCAATACGCGGTGCTGACCAGGCAGATCGCTGCGTACAACAATCAGCAGATGGTGCGCAAGGTAAATCTCAACTCGGCATACGGAAGTCTCGGCAGCAACTACTTCCGCTTCTATGATACGGACATGGCCGAAGCCATCACAGTCACGGGTCAGTATGTGATTCGTCACGTGGCAAATCGAGTGAATGCGTTTCTCAACAAGACGTTCTCGACGGATGAAGACTACGTGGTCGCGTCAGACACGGACTCGATTTATGTGAGACTGGACCGTGTGGCACATCGCTACAACAATCCTGATGCGGGCAAGACGGTAGATTTTCTTGATCAGTTCTGTGAAAAGGCCATGTTGAAAGTCGTCAATCGGGCATTTGACGAGATTGCCTCGTATCTGAACGTTGCCGTGCCCTGCTTGACGATGTCACGTGAGGTCGTGGCCACGCGTGGTGTCTGGACGGCGAAGAAGCGGTATATCCTCGACGTTGCGGACACGGAAGGTGTACGGCATACGACGCCGAAGCTCAAGATGATGGGCATAGAAACAGTGAAGTCGAGCACACCAGCAATCTGTCGCCAGATGCTCACCCATGCGCTTACCCTGATGCTACGCAAGACGCAGGAGGATGTCTGGGACTATGTCCACGCGCAGCGCGACGTCTTTGGTCGAGCGCCATACGAGCAAATCGCGTTTCCACGATCCGTGAACACGCTTGCTAATTATGATGGAGACTCCAGAAGCTTGCCCATCGCCGTGCGTGGCGCCATGGTCTACAACGCACATGTCGGGCAACTGGGCGGTAACTATGAACTCATCAAGCCGGGGCAGAAGATCAAATTCGCGTATCTCAAAGTGCCCAATCGATTGAATACGAATGTGATCAGTGCGCCCGATGGCTGCCC